ATTACCTATGAAACTAGGGGACCAAAGAATAGTCCATTCGCTAAAGTTGCGGTCAGTGAGAAATCAAGAGGTGGAAGATTGGGTGGTAGACTTGTTAATGATGCAAAGCTCAATAAACAATTTAAGGGAAGACTTTTCACATTCCTTTATACATATAGAGACAATTATGATCCAGAGATTAAAGTATGATTCTGAAAAGAAAATCTATAGTCACACTAAATATACTTTATTGGATGCCTGATTATCAGGACATTCTGCGAGAGTTCATTTGGCAGACGCAGGATGTTAAACCAGACTATCCAAGAGTACACAAGTTTTTAAATTTTTGGCATGAGAATATTGATGCAGTTATATCAGAAGTTCTTTTATGCGATGAGTATGAAACATCATACAGGCCAGTGAAGGAGTTTTATAATGGCTAGAGGTAAGAAGAGTAAGGGTACACATTACGTTTCAAAGGGAGAACGACCAAACGTAAACAAGAAGACATGCAATGCAATTCGTCTTGATACAACTCCATTGCAAAGACTTCGAAATCAACAGAATGCTTGGTTGAAGGGTAAGAATGTCATGGTGACTATTTCTAATCCAAACGACAAAGAAACAAACAAAAGATTCATTCGGGTGAACGCAAATGACGTTTGGGGTTCACCAAAGAAGTATATTATGAAACAAACTGCGAGTGAGTGAGTATAAATAATATAAAAAGGATTACTCATGGCCCACGGAGCATCTCTAAACACAACTTTTCCTGATGCACAGTCCAAAAATATCAATCTTGATAGGGATGCACAGGTATACAAAGACCTAGACTTGTTCTTTGGTAAGAAGAGTACATCGAAAGATATCTCAAAGGTAAATGGTATTCAGGCAGTCAAGAGGTCTGTGAGAAATCTTATTCTTACGAACATCTATGAGAAACCCTTTCATCCAGAGATAGGTTCTGGTATTCGTGATCTATTATTCGAACCACTAAGTCCCATCACTGCATTTGTATTATCACAGAAGGTTGAAGATGTAATTGAGAACTTTGAACCAAGAGCAAGACTAGTGGGTGTGCGGGCTCTCCCTGACTTGGACCGCAATTCTTATGAAATCACCATTGAATTCTATGTACAGAATGCTCCTACAGAATTAGTTGATACCACAGTTCTATTAGAGAGACTACGATAATGGCGGCAAATCCAAGACGACTGAATGTAACAGAGTTGGACTTTGATGATATCAAAGACAATCTAAAAGTATTCCTCAAAGGACAGACAGAGTTTACTGACTACGACTTTGAAGGTTCGGGTATGAACATCCTCTTGGATGTTCTTGCATATAACACTCACTATCTTGCGTTCAATGCGAACATGCTTGCAAACGAAATGTTCCTTGACAGTTCTTCTCTGCGTTCATCTGTTGTATCCCATGCAAAGACACTTGGATATGTTCCACAGTCTGCAAGAGCCGCAACCGCAACTGTCGAAGTTGCATTGAACACTACAAACGCAACTGCAACGATGTCTGCTGGAACTGCATTTAATACAACTATTGAAGGTGATGCATACACATTCATTAATCCAACAGAAATTACTGCATCAAATATTGGTAACAGTATTGTGTTCTCCAATCTTGTTCTTTACGAAGGAACATTTGTTACCACACGATATACTGTAAACACTCAAGACGTTGAGCAGAGATTCTTAATTAATGACAACAGAGTAGATACTCGTACACTTACAGTTAAGGTTCAGAACTCTGCATCTGGCTCCACCACAACAACTTATACTCTTGCAACAGATATTGCACAGGTTACTGGAAGTAGTAATGTTTACTTCCTACAAGAAGTTGAGATTGGTAAATTTGAAGTATACTTTGGAGATGGTGTTCTTGGTAAAGCATTGTCAGATGACAATATTGTGATTCTTCAGTATGTTGTGTCTAACAAAGAGGACGGCAACGACGCTTCAGTATTTACTTCTGCTGGTGCAATTGATGGTGTCACAAATGTATCTGTTACAACAATTCAAAATTCTATCGGTGGTTCAGAAGCAGAATCAATTGAATCTATCAAACTCAATGCACCTTTGGATTATGCTTCACAGGGTAGAGCTGTAACTAGTGAGGATTACAAGACTCTCGTAAGACAACTCTTTGCACAGACTCAAGCAGTTGCAGTATTTGGTGGTGAGTCTGGTTCTTTCGATACAAGTGTTGGTGTAACTTCTACACCAGAGTATGGTAAGGTGTTTATTAGTATTAAATCTACTACAGGTCAAAATCTTACTGAGACACAGAAAGAAAATTTGAAGACAAACTTACAACAGTATACGGTTGCCTCTATTACTCCTGTAATCGTTGATCCAGAGACACTCTTCCTTATACTTCAGTCAAATGTCAAGTTCAATCCAAACGCAACAACAAAGGGTGAGGCAACTATCGAATCTAATGTTCGTAGTACAATTACAAATTATAACACAGACAATCTGAATACCTTTAATGGTTTGTTTAGACACTCAAAGTTGACGGGGTTGATTGATGATACAGATACATCAATTACTGGTAACTCATTGAATGTTACTCTGGCAAAATACTTTACTCCAACTTTAGCAGAATCAAAATCCTATACCGTTTATTATAACAATAAGTTGTTTCATCCCCACGCTGGACATAATGGTGCAAATGGTGGTATAGTTGCATCAACAGGATTTGGTATTGTTGGTCAAGGAACCACAGAATTTTTCTTTGATGATGATGGAAATGGTAACATTAGAGTTTACTATCTTGTTGCTGGAGTAAGAACATATCTCGATTCTACGGCGGGAACAATTGATTACACGAGTGGTATTATCTCTATTAATTCAATTTCTATTAATAGTGTTTCTAATGTTGATGGGGCATCTTCTACACAAATTCGTATTACTGTCACACCAGACTCACTTGATATTGTTCCAAAGAGAAATCAGTTACTTGAGATTGATTTGGTGAATACTACTGTGACTGCATCTGTTGATACAGTTGCTCAAGGTAATGACTCAGGTAATACTTTATTCACAACAACATCTAGTGTAACTACACCATCGAGTTTTAACTAATGGCACCTTTTGACGGCAGATATTCACCAGACCTAATTAACAAGGTCAGCACACAGATTGATGGTCAACTTCCCGACTTTGTGGCAGATGACCATCCTGTATTTTCGTCCTTTCTTCAAAGTTACTACAAGTATCTGGAGTCTGGTGAACTCGTCGTCTCTGCAACAATTGATAATCTACTTCTTGAGGTAGAGACAACCACTCGACTTCTTGATGAGAATGCAGACCGTATCGTTCTAGAAAAAGGAACTGGTACTACAGGTAAGTTTGTTGTTGGTGAAACTATTACTGGGTCTACTTCTAAAGCTACTGCCGAGGTTCTTGTTGATGACTTGGGTAATAATGAAAGACCAAGACTATTCATCACATCTCAACAACAGTTTGTAACTGGTGAGACAATCACTGGTGCAACCTCTGGTGCAACTGGCACAGTAACAAGTTATCGTGCAAGTCCTGTGCAGAACATTCAACAACTTCTTGCATATGCAGATGTTGACAATACTATCTACGACTTCTTAGAGGAGTTTCGTAAGTCATTCATGAATGCAATTCCAAGTAGTCTTGCTACTGGATTGGACAAAAGAAATCTTATTAAGAATATTCGCGAACTCTATCGTAGGAAGGGAACTCAAGAAGGTATCAAACTTTTCATTCGTATTCTTCTTGACGAAGATGCCGAGGTATTTTATCCCAACACAAGAATGCTTCGTGTGTCTGGTGGTGATTGGGATAAACCAACAATTATTTGTGCAAGTCCAATTGGGAATCCAATTCACGGTGAACTAGAAGGACAAACGATTACTGGACAAACATCTGGTGCAACTGCAAGAGTTGAGTCTTGTGCAACGTTTGTTGATCCAACGGACTCTGCTACAATTGTAGAAATTACTGTTGGTGATATTAACGGGACATTTACAAAGGATGAAGAGATACATGGTGTCTCTGGTGTTGTTGATGTTGTCTACAAGTATAACATACGACAAATTGTAAGTTCTGCAACAGTCTCTAATGAAGGTATTCTTTATTCCACCAATGATGTAATTGATGTTGAGACAGACACAGTAATCGGTAGCGGTGATATTGATGCTGTTGTGGGTCGAGTTGAAACTGGTTCTGTTAGTGGTGTTGAGGTAGATGATGCGGGTACAGATTACGAGCTTGGTGATGTTCTAACATTTACAGACAATTCAAATCAATCTGGACTTACTCAATCTGCTACCGCTCGTGTCGCAGTTATTCATGGTTCTATTCTACTTGAGGATGGTGAGACACTTCTTCAAGAAGGTGCAACCAATAGAGAGGTTGAGTATTTCAATATCGTACAAGAGGATGGTGGAGAACTATTCTTTGAGTCTGGTAATGCCGCAGTAGAAGTTGGTGGTATTAACACAGAGGCAGAACTTGGTAACAGAATTCAAGCAGAGGCATCTATCTTCGAAGAAAGAGTCGATGTATCAAAAAGAGACGATGATACGTTTATTCTGGAGTCTGGTTCTGGTGATATCACAAAAGTATTCCTACAGGACGGTGGATTTGGATATTCCAAACTTCCTACTATCACGATTACTTCAAAATTTGGTAGTGGTGCAAAACTTCTTGCGACAACAAGTGACATTGGTAGAATCGAAGATGTAAATCTAAGAACAGTTGGGTTTGATTATCAGGCTGCGCCCGCTGCTGAGTTTCGTGCAAACTTTGTCGTTAAGGATATAAGTGGAACCTTTAATGTTGGAGATGCCCTAACAAGTCATGTTGGAACAGTTCGTGCATATGAGACAGGAACACAAGTTCTAACAGTTTCATTCTCTGATATCGAAAGAATTGTCAGTGAAGACGGAACCTTTGACAATATCGTTCTTGATGGTACAGACCCAACAGGCACTTACGATACTGGTGATTATCTTGTATATGAAGATGCAATTGATTTCTCTGGTAAAGATGTTTCTATTACAACTGCATCAGCCAGTGCAACGATTGTAAACGCAGACATTGCAAAGGGAACTCTTAGCGTAGGAATGACTGCCGACAGATTTGGTCGATATCCAAATATCGAAAGTCTTATCGGTGAAGACCTTATTCGTATTCAAGATTCTTACTATTATCAACAGTTCTCATACGAGGTTCAAACTGCATCTGGTTCTGGTTCATATTTAAACCCATTGAAAAAATCTGTGCATCCATCTGGATTTAATGTATTCAGTAAGGTTAAAACATCTACATCTGTTTATGCTGGTATCTCAACACCAACTGGTGCAACACTTGGTGACGAGTATGTTGCAGATACAAATACCTTCAGCCCAATTCTCGCATCCACATTCGAAGTTCTCTTTGATGAGGTCAAAAGAAGAAGACATCAAGTATTTGAGAATCCAGCATATCATATTGCTATGGAAGATTCCGTTGGTGGTTTCTTACATGGAGAAGATGGTGAAATAATTGTCCAAGAGGAAAAGGAAACTTATTCCACAGACACCTACGACCTTAGAGTCATTAAGAAAACTGAAGTTAAGGTTGATGTAAAACCAGTTCGCACCACAGACAATGCAAATGGTATTGCGTTTGTCGGCAATGTAACTCAAAAGAGTACTCTTGGTGATACACTAGCTCTGGAGTTGGGTCAAACCGTTGGTGTTCAAGGTATGATTGGCGACCTTCTTCTTGACAATACATCAGATACACTTACTGATCAAGATGCTGGAGATAGAATACTTTTAGAAACTGTTGAAGATGTTAATAATGGACAAGGTGTTTCATTTAATGATTACGGAAGATATGAAGCTTACACTCCAAAAGAAATAACTACTGCTGATGCATTAAATATTTCTGATGACTTCAATAGCACTGGTATTTTAACAGAACAAAGTTCTCCCGGCACCATTATGCAAGAAGACGGTACGACAGTATCTTCTACACATGGTGATGAAATTCTTCTAGAGTCGGGAACTGGTTTAACAATTGGTGGAAGTTTAATTCTTGAAAGTGAAGTAATTGCACTTGAAGATGAAACTTCTGTTGGTAAAACCCCACCAGAGGTATTTACTAGTCAGTCGGCTATTCCAAGATTTACTCGTTCTGCTGAGGTATATGTTTCACAAATTGGTAGGTTGTATTACGAATCAGAAATTGACCAAGGTGATACACAGATTCAATATGAGACTGCAACCACAGATTTGGCTGGTGTAAATATCGGTGGAAATAATATTCTTCTTGAGTCTGGAACGAAAGAGTCGTTCCTTGAGACAATTTATTTCGACGGATTGTTCAGAGGATTTAGTGCAACTGTTGAAGGATTTGATACTACAGAACACACATTTGATATGACGACACCACAATAGTTTGTTATAAATAATAATAACGAAGGAATAACAAATGGCAAAACAATCAATTGGTATAGGTTCTACCGCTGATGATGGTACAGGTGATACCATTCGTGATGGTGGTGACAAAATTAATGATAATTTTGATGAGATTTACACTCTTCTAGGTACTGGAACAGCACTAACTTCTGGTATTAGTGCAACCTCTTCTGTCGTAACCCTTGCTGGTCCTACTGTTACTGGCGTTGCTTCTTTTGCCGCTGGTTCTGCTGGCGCACCTTCAATTACAAAAACTGGAGATACAAATACAGGTATCTTCTTTAGTGCCGCAGATGAGGTTGCGATTACCACGGCAGGAACACAAAGACTAAAGGTAGATAATTCTAATACGACTTTTGCTGGTAACGTTCTAATTCCAGACGCAGGGACAATCGGCTCTGCTTCTTCGACATCCGCAATGACAATTGCATCTACTGGTATTGTTACATTTGCTGATGATATCGTCATAAAGGATGTTGGTACTATTGGTTCTTCAACCACTCCAGGCGCAATTACGGTTGCTGCAAATGGTGATGTTACATTCTCTGGTTCACCAACATTCCCAGATGGTTCCATTAATCTTGCTGACTTGGATATTGATGGTGCAACAGATATCGGTGCAGACCTTGTTGACGCAGATTTGTTTATTGTCGATGATGGTGCTGGTGGAACAAACAGAAAAGTTGCTGCCTCAAGACTGAAGACCTATATTGGTTCTGGTGCTCCTAGAGGATATCTCTCTGGAATGGGGATGAGTAATGATACTGATACTGACCATGATATTTTGGTGGATGTTGGTGTAGTAAGAGATGCAGCGGATGCAGTGAATATTGAGTTAACCTCTGCAATCACAAAACAGATTGATGCGTCTTGGGCATCTGGTGATGATGCTGGTGGTCTTTCTTCAAGTCTAACACTTTCTGCTGATACATGGTATCACGTTCATGCAATCATCGTAAGTGGTTCAGCAGACATTGGTTTTGATACTAGTGTAACCGCAGCAAACTTGGTTGCAGACCATAGTGCGACCGCATACAGACGTATTGGTTCAGTTCTAACTGACAGTTCATCAAACATTATAAACTTTACACAATTCCAGAACGAGTTCATTTATGATACTCAAATAACAAATGTAAATGGAAGCTCACTTGGAAGTTCTAGAGTTCTACAAACAGTTAGCGCACCACTTGGTGTTGAAACCAGAGCTATACTTGGTATAGTAGTAGTAATCTCGGGAAGTAATGCGTCAGTTAGTTTTACTGTTACGCACCCAAATGTAACAGACGCTGCTGCATCTACTGGTATTGCTAACAACGCTGGTGAGAATAGTAGTAACCTTAATGGTACATGGGCTGCTGGCACACATATAGTTAGAACCAATACATCAAGTCAGGTAGCATTTAGACAAACTGGTGGTACAACTTATATAAACACTAATGGTTATTATGATGACAGAGGACAATACTAATTAGTAGAATGACTTATAAATAAAGATAGGTTAAAGGAACAACAAATGACTGCAATCATTACACAAAAATTCAGACAACATAACGCAGAGCAGTTCTATGAGTCATTCTCTGAAACTGCAAAGTCAACATATTATATGTTGATTGGTAAGGCAACTCCATTCACTGCTGGGACCAGCGGTGGAACTGACTCTGCACCACCAACTCCTGTTGATGATGTTTCCAGTGAGTTCTACGTTTGGGACCAGACTATTGCTGGTAAGAATATTGCATCTACTGATGTTCAATATGTTATTCCCCGTAGAGATTGGGCAAACGCAACGACATATGATATGTATGACGATACTGTTAGTGCATCAAATACTTCTACATCTGGTGCAACAAATCTGTATGACTCAACATTTTTCTTTAGAACATCAGATAACAGAGTGTACATGGTTCTAGACAATAATGCTGGTGCTGCATATTCTGGTACAGAACCAACTTCCGAAGCAAATACGCCCTTTGCTTCTGGTGGATACATTCTTAAGTACATGTATACGATTACTGCATCTGACCAAGTTAAGTTTCTAACAACGGACTTTATGCCTGTTCGTACAGACTCAACTGTTTCTGCTGCTGCAACTGATGGTAAAATCGAATCACTTGTTGTTACTGGTGGTTCTGGTTATACACAGGGAACTTACTATGCCGCAGTTTATGGTGACGGTGCAAACCAAGGGACTGCCTCTGGCGCAATTGTAAAGATTGTTGTTGACTCAGACGGTGTTCTAAATGCATTTGGTCTAACAGACGGAACAGACACAACTGTTTATGCGGGTGGTTCTGGATATACATACGGAACTGTAAATCTTGCATCAGGTTATACATTCTCAGATGCAGCTCTAACAAGTGCATCTGCAATTGGTGGTTCTGGTGGTTCCATTCGTGTTGTGATTAGTCCAAAGGGCGGTCATGGTTCAAATGCCGTTGACCAACTTGGTGGACACTATGTCATGTTGAACACACTCTTTATCGGTGCAGAACGTGATGACCTTCTCACAGGTAACGACTTCAGAAACATTGCAATCGTAGTTGACCCAACAACGTATGGAACTTCCACAGTTGCAACAGACAGTACAATTCGTCAGACTTCTGCACTTAAACTTACAAGTGTAAGTGGAACATTTACTGCTGACGAGAAGATTACTCAGACATCAACAGGTGCGATTGGTAAAGTTGTAGAGTGGGATTCAGATTTAAGTATTCTGTATTATCAACAGGAACGTTATGGTGATTATGGCACAAACTCAACCACTGGTGCATTCGTTGCATTCTCTGGTGCAAATGCTGTAACTGGTGCAGACTCATCTGCAACAGGAACACCTGATGCTGATGCAGACAGTGCAGTGACACTCTCTGGTGGACAAACAATTACCTTCACAAACGGATACGCAAATCCAGAACTACAACCCGATAGTGGAGACATCATATATAATGAGAACAGGTCACCTATCTCAAGAGCAACTGACCAGACCGAAGACATCAAAATCATAGTGGAATTCTAATATGGCACAAAAAACAAATCTTAATGCTGCACCTTATTACGACGACTTCAATAAGGACAATAATTATGTTCGCACACTCTTTCGGCCTGGTTTCGCAGTTCAGGCGAGAGAACTTACTCAGTTACAGAGTCAGTTGCAGTATCAGATTGAGGCACACGGTAGTCATGTGTTTAAAGAGGGTGCGTTGGTGGTGCCAGGTGTTAATGGCATTAAAACTTATGAGTCACTAAAACTTGCAACACAATTTGGTGGGGAAAACGTAGACCCATCAAAATACTATAATGCAACTACACCAGTTGTAATCACTGGTGTAACTAGTGGTGTTGAAGCAGAGGTGATTGGATATCAGGCAGGGACTACGACAGAACAACCACTTCTTTTTCTGAACTATAAACGGGCAGGAACAGATAATACAACTGTTAGATTTTCTGATAATGAAAATATTACTGCTAGTGTTGCAATTCAACATGATGCAACATCTTATGATGCTGACGTTGCTTCAGCAACTACTTTTACTGCAACTTCTACTGATGCAACAAGTGCAACAGGACCAGCAGCAGTAAAAGGTTCTGCATACTTTACCAAACCAGGCGTTTACTATGTTCGTGGTTTCTTTGTTGCGGTCACTGAACAAGTACTAACACTTGACCCATACAATAGAGACTTTAACGGATTTGTTGGTTTTGATATTACAGAGACACTAGTTACTCCAGAGGATGAATCATCACTTTTAGACAACGCACAGGGTTCTTCAAACTTTGCTGCAAAGGGTGCTCATCGTCTTCAGTTCACTCTTACTCTTGCAAAGAAAACAACTGCAACTAATGCAAACTTTGTTCAAATTGCACAGATTAAAAATGGTGTAGTTGTTGCACAAGGTAGAGAAACAGAATACTCTGTGCTTGCAGAAGAGTTTGCAAGACGTACATTTGATGAGTCTGGTAACTACACTGTTCGTCCATTTCAGTTTAGTGTTGAAGAGTCAGTAACGGTAAATGAGAACACTGGTAGATTTGCAGTTGGTGCAACTACAGATGATGGTAATACTGCAAGTTCAGATTTACTTGCAATCAAGGTTTCTCCCGGCAAAGCTTATGTCAATGGTTTTGAACTTGACAAGAATGTTCCAACGTTCAAGGACATCAATAAGGCTCGTGACTTTGAAACTAAGAATGCTGACATCACAGTTTTTGATACTGGTAACTATGCACTCATCACAAATATCTATGGCACACCAGATATCTCAGAAGTAACCAGTGAGGCAACTCCTTTCAAAGAGTGTCAGTTCTATGATACACAGAACTCATCTCGTGGCACGGCAAACGGAACACTGATTGGCGTGGGACGGGCTCGTTCTATGTCATATCATAGTGGCACGGCGGGTGCAACTTCTTCTAACACAACCTCACAGTATAAGTTGTTCTTGTTTGATCTAAGACCATTTACAGTTTTAACTCTAAGTGGTACACCAAGTCCAACACTCACCGCAACCCATACTGATGGTGTTCTTGTTACAGGTGTGACAAGTGGTGCAACTGGTCTTGTATTTGGTGAAGGTACATCAACAACTAATGTCAACCTAACAAATGTTATCGGAACGTTCTCTGCTGGTGAAAAGATTACGGCTTCAGACTCATCTGAAACAGATAGTATTGTTGAGGACTCTGGTAACACAGACTTGACAATCTCATCAGTAACTACATATTCATTCCAAGACTTCAAACAAATCTTCATGGATGATGCAGATTCTGGACAAGACTTTACTGCTGATCTTGTTCTTGATAATGAGTTAACACTTAGTGGTACATATCGTACAGAGACAAGTGGTACAAACAACCTTATTGGTGTGTCTGGTTATGACACTAGTGAGGTCAAGGTTGGTGACGTTCTAGAAATTCCAACTGGTAATATCGGTCAGACTGAAGAAAGAGTTGTTGATGATGTAACATCAAATGCAATCTCATTTACTGTTGCACCCACAACCGATGAAATTACAACCGCAAACGTTATTCGTAAACGTGCTCAGTTGAAAGACCCAGAAAAAAATATCGCACTATTCAAACCATCAAAGAAGGTTGTAAAGACTCACTTGACAACTGCAAATGGCGGTGCAAGTGATACACAATTCACTATTCGCAGACAGTTCGTTGGTACAACAGATGCATCTGGTGTGGTATCATTTACTGCTGGTACAAACGAAACCTTCAATGGTTTTGCAGAGGGTGATTACACACTGTCAATTCTAACAGCAGGAACAGGAACAGGCGCACAGGGTGATATTGTTAGTCTGGATGGAAAACTCACTGGAACTGGAACTGGTTCCTTAACTGTTACTGACGCAAGTATCTTAGGTAATAGTGCAAAGGTAAAACTTCTTGCAACCACAACGAAGACTTCTGTTACACAAAAGAATAAAACTGTTAAGTTGATGAAACAGGTAAAGGTAACACCAGGCACAGCTGATGCATATGGTACACGCCCAACTGATAAAGAAATTTCTCTTGGCCGTGCAGATGCATTTAAACTTGTTGCAGTGTTTGACTCAGAAGACACATCAACAGATGCTGTTGCACCAGAACTAACCACAGGTGCAATCACTGGTACATTCACTAGAGGTGAAAAGATTACGGGCGGAACAAGTGGTGCAACGGGTAGAATTATTGACACATCATCACCATTTAGTTATGTTCTGACATCAGCAACAGACTTTGCTGTGGGTGATGTTATTACAGGAGAATCCTCTGGCGCAACTGCAACAGTGAGTGCAGTGACGGCGGGTGATGTTGTTATCACCTCAGACTTCCTTCTTGATACAGGACAACGTGATAACTTCTATGATATTTCTCGTATCATCAGAAAACCAAGTGTTCCCACACCACAGGGTAGACTCCTCGTAGTTTATGATTATATGGAACACGGTACTGGTGATGTAATGACAGTTGACTCATATACTGATGTTGCAAACCAGATGGATTACGAAGATATTCCATCATACAATGCATCAAGAGTTGACCCAGATGATCCAGAACCCACAGGTCTGTTCCCACTATATGAAACATACGACTTTAGACCAAGAGTTGCTGACATTGCTGGTGCAAGTGCAACACTTTCAACAGTAGACGAAATCACTGGAAACTCTTTCGACTTTACCTCTAGAGTTTACACTGGTACGGGTTCATCTTATTCTAACTTTGGTAAACCAGCTTCTAACGTTCAGTCCGATCTTGAGTATTATTTGCCAAAACGTGCATCTATTTTCATGGACGACAGAGGCAATATTATTGTAAGGGAGGGTGCATCTTCTGAAAGACCTCGGTTACCAACTCCTGTTGATAATGCAATGAAACTTGCAGACCTTTCTTTACCCGCATTTACATTTAAACCATCAGACGTAACTTTGACTAGAGAAAGAACTCAAAGATTTACGATGCGTGATATTGGTAGGATGGAACAAAGACTTACCGATGTTGAAAGAGTTACCACACTTTCATTGCTTGAGAAAGATGCACAATCCTTTGAGGTCACTGATGCAAACGGACTAAACAGATTTAAGTCTGGTTTCCTCGTTGACGCATTCCGTGGTCACTCTGTTGGTGATACTCAGCACCCTGATTATAGAAATTCTATGGATATGCAATTGGGAGAATTACGTCCAGTTCATAAGACAAAGGGTATTGGCCTTATTGAACAGGCAACTACTGATACTGCAAGAACAACTGCTGGTTATCAGAAGACAGGTGACCTTTTGACACTTCCATACACAGAAGAGGTTATTTCCGAAAACCCATTTGCAACGACAGTGGAAAGAGTTACGCCGTTTCTTACTGCAAGTTGGAATGGTAAAGTTATACTTGACCCAGACCAAGACTCTTGGTTTGAAACAGAGGTTGCACCAGAACTTGTTATCAATGTTGATGGTAACTTTGATGCAGTTGCTGCTGCAAATAGAAACCAGTTGGGAACTGTTTGGAATGCATGGCAGGATACATGGAGTGGTCGAATTAGAACAATTCGGATTCCGAACGGTCTTGACGACGGCGGCAAAGGCTGGGACCCCTCGACCACCACCCGCACAGTAGAAACTGGCACTTCAAGAAGAACTGGAACAAGAACTTTTGTTGAAGAATCTGTTGAAAGAGAGAGTCAGGGTTTCAGAACAATATCTAGAGTTGCAATTCCTGTTGTTCGTGCAAGGAATGTTCGTTTTGATGCTGAGGGTTTAAGACCATTTACAAGAGTTTATGTATTCTTTGATAATAGAGATGTAAATGCATATGTCACACCAGACTCAGATTCAACTACAGATTCAACACCCGCTGCAGGAAGTCCACTAATTGTTAAATCCGATAGTAGATGTGGTGGTACGTTTGCAATTCCAGACCCAAAAATTTCTGGTAATCCACAGTTCCAAACTGGGGATATTCTGTTTAAGATAACTGGAAGTAGCACTAATGCAAATGACCCAACCACTTTTGCACAAACAACTTACAGTGCAAATGGTATTCTTGAAACAAGACAAGAAACTATTATTGCAACTCGTAATGGTAGACTTGCAGCTGAAAATGTTAGTCAAACAAGAGGTATACAACGTGAAGCTCAAGGCTTCTTCGCCGGCGGTGGTGACGATAACTCTGATGGCACTGGTAGTTGTTTTGTTGCTGGAACTATTGTTAGAATGGCTGATGGTTCCGATAAGAAAATTGAAGACGTACAGATTGGTGACATTCTTCTTGGTATGGATGGTGCGGAAAATACAGTATTAGAATTTGATCATCCAATGTTAGATGGTCGTGATCTTATTGGTATTAATGGATCAGGTCCGTTTAAAACACCCGAGCATCCACTCTTAACTAAAGATGGATGGAAGGCATATAACAGTCAAGATACTATTGAACAAAAACCACAGATAGCTCATTTAATGACTAATGGCAATCTCGAAGTTGGTGATGAAATTAAAGATATTAATGGCAACTGGATTTTAGTTGAAAGTCTTGAAGTTTTTGAAAACGAAGAAGAACAACAAGTATATAACTTCGTGTTGGACGGAAATAATACATACCATGCAAATGGACTTGTAGCCCATAACCGTGATCCATTGTGTCAGACTTTCATTATTGCTGACGAAGATAAACAGTTTAACGCAGATTTGGGTGGAAGTAACACAGATGCTGGTAGATTTGTAACATCTATTGACTTGTTCTTCTCTGCTAAAGATGATACACTTCCAATTAGTGTTGAAATTCGTAACGTTGTAAATGGATATCCCGGCCCTAAAGTTCTACCATTTAGTAGGGTTACTCTGTCACCATCTGAAGTTAATGTCTCTTCTGATGGTAAAACTGCAACTAAGTTTACTTTCAAATCTCCAGTTTACCTACAGTCTATGGCGGAGTATTGTTTCGTTGTTCTAACAAATACACCAAATTATATTATGTGGATTTCTGATTTGGGGCAAGATGATGCCGATGGTAATCTTGTTTCTGAACAACCACACATTGGTGTTCTTTTCAAAGGACACAATAACCGTACTTGGGTTGCTTCACCAACACAAGATGCAAAGTTTACTCTTCGTGCCGCTGTTTTTGATACAAGTGCTGCTGGTGCAGTCACTCTTACCAATGACACAGTACCAACACTCACTCTTGGTAAGAATCCACTAGTGATGACAAATGGCAGTACCACTCTAAAGGTAAACCATTTTGATAACCAGATGCACTCTACATCAAACAATGTCACAATTAGTGGTGTGGTGTCTGGTGCAGAGACTACACTTAATGGTGCTATTGCAAGTGATGCAACTGCAATCACACTAACCTCTGGTACAAACTTTGATGATACTACAGGTAAGTATGCTCCAACCGCAGTTGGTAGTATCTACTATATCAAGATTGGTGATGAGATTATTTCTTACACCTCAATCACAGGTAATAATATTACTGGTGCAACAAGAGGTGTCGGTGGAACAACTGCTACAGCCCACGCAAATGGTGCAACAGTAGAATTGTACATGCTACATAAAGTTCCATTTACAGAAATCAATAAGACGCATACTGCTATTGCAAATACATCTACGGATTATTACACAGTTTCTCTTTCAACAACACCAGTTGTTGCAAGTGGTGGTGACTCATCATTTGGTGGAACATCTGTAACTGCAACAGAAAATGCAATGTATGATGTCAGCAGTACAATCATTGGAACTCTCATTCCACCAGAGTGTGATATTGTTTCAAAGATTAGACCCACAACTGCAACAAGTGCTAGTGGTTCTCAAACTTCATTCACACTGTCTACTCTTGCTAATGCAGAGACAGTTCCGTTGAATGATAATTACTATTATGAAGACCCATATATGGTTGCCTCTGAGATTAACGAGACAAACGAAATGTCTGGTGATAAGTCTTTGATTATGCCATTGACACTCTCTTCAACAAATAGTAATGTATCTCCTGTTATCGACTTGAAGAGAATGACATTCTTGGCGATTGCAAACAGGATTAATGAGATTGACTCATCTGCTGATGTATATCCTACATCAATCTATGATCCAATGACAGACCCATCTGGTGATGACCACGATGCAATCTATTTGACAAAACGTGCAACACTGGAAAATCCTGCAACATCACTCAGAGTTATCTTTGATGCAAACAGAGAGGACACTGCTAATATCAAGGTTCTCTACAAAATTCTGAGAACTGATGATGCAAATGACTTTGATGAACTGGACTATAAGTTCTTCAATGATGATGGGACCGTTGCCGGTTCTGGTGGACCAGACGTAAGTGTGTCTCCATCACTTGGTATTAATCAGTTTAACGAGTATGAGTTCACCGCTGGTGTGACAGACGATGGTATTGGTACACCACTTGATGAGTTCATTGCCTTCCAGATTAAGATTGTAATGCGGGCAACAAACTCTGCAAGACCACCAAGGATTAAAGACCTTAGAATTCTAGCACTGGCGACATAAGATGAGAATACAAGTTGAAGGTCATAATGATTTGGTTCGTGATGAAAGATCAAATGCAATCGTGAACACAAATAAGTCTGCATACCTCATTGCAAAGAAACGTGCAGAAGAGGCTCAAAGACAACGTGATGAAATTCGTGAGACTACAAGAGAACTAAATAGTCTTAAATCTGAGATGCATGAAATTAAAAATATGTTATTAAAACTGGTAGAGGATAAGTAAATGGCAACAGTAACAGCAACAGAACTTTCACTTGATGAAACATTTGAGAGCTGGAAAGAACAGTTTAATGTTCTCAGATCAGATGTCCAATCAGTTACTCTTGCATCATTAGGTTTCTCTGACGGTGTTGTTTTTGAAGGTGCGACGGATGATGCTTTCGAAACCACTCTTCAAGTTGTTGACCCAACAGCAGATAGAACTGTTTTGTTACCTGATGCAAGTACTACACTAATCGGTGCATCAACAACAGATACACTCACAAACAAAACAATCAGTGGTGCATCTAACACTCTAAGTAATATCGGCAACTCGGCATTAACTAATTCTACAATTACAGTTGCTGGTGATACAGGTTCTAATGCAGTTGATTTGGGCGACACATTAACTGTACAAGGTACATCAAACGAGATTGAAACATCTGTTTCTGGTGATACAATCACAATCGGACTACCCAACGATGTTACAATCACAGGTAATCTCACAGTCAATGGTTCAACAGTAACAAACAGTGCAACGAACACAACGATTGAAGATGTCCTCATTGAACTTGGAACAGGCACTTCGTCTGCATCCAGTGATGCTGGTATCGTAATTGAACGTGGTTCTACAGGAGACAATGTATTCCTTGGTTGGGACGAAAGTGCAGACCAAGTTATCTTTGGTACAACAACTGCAACTGGTGCATCAACAGGTAACTTGACAATTACGCCTGGATCAACTAGAGTAGGTGGATTAATTGTTGATGACAGTGGTACGATTGGTCCTGCAACCACAACAAATGCTTTGACGTTTGCATCAAATGGTAATGCAACGTTTACAGGAACAATTGCCGCGACAGCAACAGCAACTCTATTAATTAAGAACTCTTCTGGGACAACATTAAAAACAATTAATGGAATAGGTTAATGACTGTAAGAACACCAATATATTATGATGGGACAGACATTGTTGAAATGAATGCCACTCAGATTAATGAGTGGAAACAATACATCGCGTATCTATACGGCACAGACCCATCTGTAACGGTAAGTGTTGTTGCTTCATCTGGTACTTTATCCCCAACAATGGAAGACACCAGACTACAGGCTGGTGCAGCAATAACTGGTGAAGTATCTGCATTTCCATCAGAAGCAACAACAGATGAACCTTCACAGGTAACTGTTAACTACGACAAGGTTACAGGACCAACATATAACACTGCACTCAGTGCAACTGCTGATACAAATAATGTTGCATTCCCCGCATACTATGATGGTAATGATATTGTTGCAATGTCTCTTACAGATTATCTAGATACCTTTATCTATGCAACTCTAACTGGAATGGTTTCTTCTAGTGAGAGTGCGTATACCAACGGAACATATACAATCTCTACCTCTGCATCAGTTGCAAACTATACGGAAGTATCTGGTTCGTCTACTCCAATCTTTATTGACACACGGGCAGATACAACTTTGTATACTGCTGCTGGTATTCCAGAAACGGTTGACCAACCCACTACTGTCACGAGTTATTATCTACAGAGACGTAGTGATGCAAGGTCTTTTCCGTCACAGGCACTTCTTCTTGTAGACACAAGTGGTAATTTAAATCAGGTTGATCTGACTTCTGATACGAGTTCTTTTAATGCAATTCTAAAGAATGATATTCGTCACTATGCGGCCGAAGATACCGCAGGGAATAAATTATCATACAACATTGATGGAACTGGTAATTCCAGAGGTTCTGCTATGGTTGATACAAGACTTACTGGTGGTTCTGGTAATTACCAAACTTATCAGGCAGGACTTGATGATTATCGGGCACAGGAATTTCCAGATGGTTCACCAACTACCATCTCAACATACACCTTCAAGATTACACAGGTATAAGGAATACTAAAATGGCATATATTTGGACAGATAAAATTGCGGATGTTACTTACACAAATCCAGCGTTGGATACTGTAAAGATTCTCTGGAAAGATGATATGAACGTCTATCGTGAGCACTACCTTAAGGTGGATGAAGAAGATGAACAGTTCATGGCTCTTCTTGGTGAGACATCTTATGAGGATATTGAACTTCGTACTAAGGCTGCAAATAATATTATTCGTCAGGAATTTAAGGATGCATTTGATCGTTATGCAGAGCGCACTGGTATATATACTGGTAGTGGTCCATTAGAAAATAATACAGGATTTTTTAGGTTCTTTAGTAATTTTGATCCTGAGAATGCAGAAGACAAAGAGAGGTTGTTTGCATTAAAACTTAGTATTTTTGAAAAAGATGAAGTGAAAGATTCTGAAGTAAATGAAAAAACAAAGAGTACAAAGACTGCAATCAGGAAGGCAAAAAACCCAATTGAAATTCTTGCACTTTATCAACTTTTTAGAAATGAAGATGCAGAGATTCATAAAGACGAAGAGGGTAACATCACAGGAGTATTCGTTCCCTTTACATGATTATAGGTATATCAGAAGGTTTTCATGATGCTGCTATTTGTGTCCTAGACGATAACAAGATTGTTTTTGCATCTCACGCAGAGAGACACAGTAGAAAAAAAGGTGACAAATACCTTCACTGGTATCAACTGTCAAAGATACGAGATAATCGTGACGCAATAGTTGCATACTATGAGAAATCATTTTCTAAAAATCTAAGACGACTCTACGCTGGACAGAAGTGGAAGAAACCTCGCATTAGATATGATGTGAGTTTTCGTCATCATGAGTCCCATGCTGCAGCAGGACACACATTAATTGCAGAGAGATTATATGATGAGTATCAGAAGATTTATCTATAGAGCACGTCTTTTTTTAAGCACCCTTAGAAACCATAAACCTAAAAGAAATAAATTCATCTATGAAGAAGAAGATTGAAGATTATCCTTGGTTCTGCCCGCAACCCTTCATGAACATTGTCACAGATGTTTTTGGGAAGATAAAACCGTGTTGTGTTATCAAGGGTAACAACAAGTGGGATAGAAATCAAACAATTGAAGAATATTCTAAATCAGATATGCTTCAACAGTTTCGTAAGGAGATGTTGGAGGGTGGTGGTCCATTAGTTGAATCCAACTGTGAGATTTGTATCGAACAAGAAAAACATTCACCAGAGAGCCACCGCAGAACATATAACAAATACTTAGAGTATAATAAACCGGAACTCAAGGAAGAACTGGAAGAGTATCTTGAAACAGATATGGATACTCCTTTTGTTCGTACTATGGAATGGCTTGCTCCAACCAACTTCTGTAATCTTCGTTGTCATATGTGTGGGCCGGGTAATTCATCTAGTATTGCCAGAGAGAACCAACACATAGGACATCCTAACATTGGACCTTTGGGTAACCATATCCTATACAAGAACGATGAGAAAGCAGAGAGTTTCATACAGGAGTGTGATGATTTTGTAATTGACAATCTCGTAGAACTTAAACTAACTGGTGGTGAGACAGTTGCTATTAAGTATAATTATGATTTGATGAAACGTATCGTTGACCGTGGTCTAGCAAAGGACATGGACCTGAGAATTACCACTAATGGTACACTCACTCCTAAGTTTGATGGTAAGGATATCTTTGACTATATCCCAGAGTTCAAGGAGTGCCTAATCAATATTTCTATTGAGGGGTGGGACAAACGTAATGAGTATATTCGATATCCGTCTA